GCAAGATTATATGAATTAGCATATGAAGCATTATTAGAAAGATGGGGTAGAGAGTATGATTATACTATGAAATATCCTGATATTGAAGTATTTGCAGCACATGAAAAAAAACTTTGGAAAGAATTAAAAAATCTTGAAGATGAAATGAAAGAAAAAGGATTTAAATAGGAGGTATATAACATGAGAGTGAATCCATATTACAACAAAGATACAATGAACCTTAAACAGCTTGCTTCTGATCTTGAGAAGCAAGGTTTTATATGTAGACTTAATAACGGTTGTGATACTTTGATTATTCAACACTTTAAGTATTATTTTAGTTTTGTTGAAATAACTATGACAGGCTTTAAGGATTGGAGGGTTCTTTATTATGATGGCTCAAAAAGAGCTTTTATTTTGAACCCTCAAAAAGGTGTAAGAACTTACAGTGCCTCAACAAACTGGGGTGTAATCAAGTTACTCAGAAAGCTTTTAAAGGATGCAAAATAGCCCAGCGGTTGCTGGGCTATCATATTTTATATTTACATGGTAATTGATCCTCTGTGAATCTGTACCTGTGTGACATTTGTCAAAGTCCGGTAGTTGTGCTTATCATCAGAAATATCATACAAACTCAAATAGATATGTCGACCTCGGAAGTTAAGCTGTGCAGGAATGTGAAAAAAGTCACTGCCGGACTTAACGATCACAGTTGTTGGGTAACACGTGTATCCGTTATGATCTCCGATAAAAGAAGTCGAATAGATACGCCCCAAACGGTATTCAGTGCCGTCACAGACAAGTGTTCCGCTGTTTGGTAGGCAGACATAGTTAGCCCAGATTAAAGTGCTTGTATTTTCATTATATGAGCTCACAAAAATCCAACTTGATCCCAGAGTTGGTGCAAAGTCACCAGCTTCAAAATTTGCAGTAACTTCATAAAATGATGGGCTGCATGCCCCTGTTTCGACAGCTGTAGCAAGATAGGTAGCAAGCCGTTCCTGCCCTGTTGCGTTTGGGTGAAATCCGTCAGAAGCAAGGAAACCGTCAGCATGGAGTATATAATCTGAGCCTGTCAGATACCGCCAATTCTTCCGCTGTGTATTATAAACAGATTTTGCAATCTTTAATCTGTTTTGCACGTTCGGATCGTCCGTCCGGTCAACTGACCATGCTACCATAGCGACAAAGACTTTTGCATTTGGGAATCTGACCTCCGCAGCACCCATAAAAGCATTGATTGCGTTTTCAATTTCTGAATAGGTTCCGAACTCATTAAACCCTCCAACTACAAGGATCTGTTTCACGTCATCAGAAGCAGGGACAGCATTTAAAAGCATAAGGAATGAATTGGAAGCTGTCGAAAATGAAGCCCCCCCATTTGCAGAAATAGTAACATCCTCAAGCCCTGTGTACTTGATAAAGTTTGTAGTCCAGGGCTGTAAATTACCCTCTGGGCTATAACCTACTGTGTAGCTATCTCCAATGATGACGCTTTTTCCGGAGTGGTCAAAAAGTCCATCCCTTTTCTTCAATTTTGTGATCTCAGCTGTATTTGTTCCAACCTGCCCTTTTAATGGTTCAATCTGTTCGTTGATTACTTTTGTAGTAGCATCATTTACTACTTTTCCGATCTCTCCATCATCAAGTGATTTTTGAATAGCATCATCAATCATGGTCTGTGCCGTGTCTTTTATATGCGTCCATTCTTCATGATCTTCGTCTGCCTGTTTTCCAACTTTAAGCAACCAGTCTAAATTCATATCTTGTGATCCACTGTGCGGATATCTGAAAAGCATAATTTATCCCTCCTTAATAAGTTAATAAAAGCAAATCCTGTGCAAAAAGTCCAGTGCAATAATCAATAAAGCTTTGTTTCCGTAACTCAAGTTCTGACTGGATCATTTGCTGAGACGTAGTCACACCAATATTGCCATGAATATGTCCGGAATGCTTATTCTGTCCTGTCTCTCTGCTTGTTTCTCCTTTTCCGTATTCAAACGTATTTTTGTTTTCACCGGAACTTTGTACTTTTGTGCTGCCCCCGTATTCTGTCGTTGTTTTTTCATTTGGGCTGTAATTTGCATCATTAAAAGCACTGACTTCATTGGTAGCTGTATCTGCCCCAGAGTTAGTAGTAGTGGTTCCCTGTCCTGCTTCTGCTCTATTTACATCTTGACCGGAAGTCTGATTTGTTCGTGTCATATCCGGGCTATCTGTCCATTCTTCATGACGATCATAATTTTCAATTGGTTCGTACTCAGTTAAATCTAATACCTTGTATACTTTGTCTATACTTCTTTTCCACTTCCTGTTCCATGCAGGGATGGCATTCTCATGCATAAAATCCCAGTCTGGATAAAGTGGCTCACAATCCCCATATGACAGAAGTAAACTGTCGATAAAATTCTGCCTGTCGGCTGATTCCGGGAACTCCATCTTGTCAAAGAGGGTATCGTTCCATTCATAAAGTCCTGCTATCGTTACTCTATAAAGTCCCATATGGTTTCACCTCCGCAGTCTCATAGCTTCTGATCTTGATAGATAAGTTCATCTCCGGGTAAAGTCTATTTGTCATATCAACCCCTGCTTGCATTGTCTCAAGCCAAGTAGTGAGCCGTGTTACGGATTCTGCATCATTTTTGCTTGTTTCAAGTACATTCAGACGTTCTTTTTTATCAGATCCAACAGATGGAATACCAACTTCTGTGTCGAACTGATCCAGAAGTTTTTCAAACACCTCAATCAGTTCCGGTGCTATGAAGTTTTGCTTCAAATCTTTGTTGAAGGTTTCCCAGGCATCCTGTTTGGCTCCTTGTCTGTCCTCACTTTTTATCGATACGTCAAAAGCCTCAACCGGATTACCAGCTTGTATGCTGTCATAGATTTTTTTCAACGTCTGTGCTGCTGCCTTGTTTTTCGCAGCTATCATAAAAGCTAATTTTGAGTTGAACACGTTCATGTCAAAAGCACTTGCTACCAGTGCCAGCTTATAGCTGTAAAAACCAATGATATCTCCAATCCCACAAAAAGTAGGTCTGAGATAGATGACGGAACAGTCTTTTCCGATCTCCATGTCCTCCATGTCAATCACTGCGTTGCTTGCATACGTGTGTATAGTAGCTGTGGTTGGTTTGAAATAAATATTGTAGCCTGTCAGCATTGGATACTGTGCAATCAGTCCATAAAGGTCTGTCTTTGTGATGCAAATATACCCCCCGAAAAGCAAGCAATATTTGAAATAATCAATGTCAATAGTTCCATTATAGGTAATGTCCAAAATAGAACAAATACGCTCATAAAGCATCCGATCAAACGTATCTGTGTATAAGCTATCTACTTTTATTCCGGATGGCTGGAAGTAATTTGTGCAAATGTTGATTTTATCGAAATTAACAGGTGTCCACATGTTTATCACCTCTTTCTATTCAAAGTAAAACCCGTTATTTAGGTAGCTGTTTACCTGTTCTTGATCCCCCTCAAATCCTGCAATCTGGATAGATGCATTCCGGCACTTTACAAACCCACTCAGTCCAGATATAGTGCGTACAGTGCCATCTACAAAACCCTCACTTGCCCCATCTGGATCTATGCTTGTGCAGGCATAGCAAATGCTGTTCGCTTCCATGTTATTTAGTATTGAGCTAATGTTGCCAACACTACCAACCATGTTAGGTTCCGGAGAAGTCACGCTCTGAAATGCCCCCAACGTATTTGTGATAGCCCCTATTGGGTTACCGGAAGCAAGGCTTGTTCCTACGTCTATCAAGCTGGTAGTAAGCTGACTAATGTTTGTCGTAGCATACCCAATTTGCACCGGAACGGCAAGCTGACATTGGAAGTGTGCATATTCATCAGATCCGGAAGTTACCCAAACATCAGCCATGCCGGAAACAGCATCAAAGTTATATGTGGCTTTTAACTGTCCCTTATGGGTCTTTGCTGGATTGATAGGAATAACCCCCACAAATGGAAGCTTTACGCTATACTTTGAAAAAGATGCATTGTAAAATCTAAAATCTGTATCAGCATATAAGGGATTACCAAGGCTTAAATCGTAGGAAAAAGTACAAGATGCATCATTTATCAGATAGGCATTTGCATTGCTGTCCCAGTAGCCAAGCTTTACTGTATCTAATATGTTTAGGAACTTATCAACTCTAAAAGGTAACCATTTTAAATCAAGAATATACTCAAACGGATTAAAAAGTAAACGTGTCAATGCTGTTTCCATTACATCCGGAATGGATCCATACGTATACATAAATGAGAACAAATCTTTCATTTGCTCACCTCTTATATAATAGGTGTTTACTCCATTAACTGATACAGTACGCAGTAAATAGTTTGGGGCATACCCATTCACAAACGTATTTATTGGTTGTCCAACAATCGTAGATTGACTTACCCAGTCATTTGTTGGGATATACATGCTGTCATTGGCAAGTGTAGTCTGCTTGCTGGATCGCTCGATAAAGCATGTATAGTTGCTGATCTCTGCCCGGTATGTTGCCAGCACATCCTCACTGGCTGATATCTCTACCATGTCATTATTCAGTGAAACTGTCGAATTAATAAAATAGTAATGGTCAGCCCATTTCAAATAGTTGTATTGCAACGCACTATCAAGTGTGAGCTTTAACTTAAATACCGGATTCTGAAAAGTGGTATTTGATTTTAAAAGACAGGGCACAGTAGTGCCCTGTCCCGTTGGTCGTTTGGTGCTGTTTTTTCTTTTGGAAAAATGATATAAGATGATTTCCGTCATGATAAATAGATCTCTCCTTTTGCTGTGATGGCACAGATCCAACCGGATGGAATACGTACCCACGTTGCTCCGGCTTCGTCCTTTTTGACATCCTTTACCGTGACTGTGGTTCCTTTTTTCAGACACCCATCGGAATAAGCATGTTTCATTCCATCTGCTGTCAGCTGTGCATACTCTTTGATCTGTCCCCATACACTGTAGCGTACATGTAAATGATCTACCCTGGTCGTATATGTTTTTCCAATCGAATAGGTTAATGCTTCATTATATTCTGTCCATACCCTTCGGATGCAGGATAAGTCAGATCTACGACTTACAAGGCTTTTTACTACTCCCATACCCGGATTGTCAGCAGTGTTTTTTCGTCCTCCGCGGCTTTCGATCATATATCCATTTCCAACATAAATAGCGCAATGGGTCACTGGTCTACCAAAAAAGAGAAAATCACCCGGTTTTTTCTGCCCAATATCAATCTTTTTTCCAATCATCGAATAACCAGAAGCAGTCATATCTTCGACCTCTGATCCTGCTTTTTTCTGGATATAGTAGAGTAATCCGGAACAGTCAAGTCCCTGTGCTGGGGTGTTACCACCCCACACATAAGGAGTACCAATTAAATTAGTAGCATATGCTACAAGTTCATTAGCTGTCATATAGCACCTACTTTCCAATCTGTTCAATTAATGTGTTCATTTTTTCCAGAGCGATCGTGTTATTTTTGATCACTTCTGAAAGTGTATCAACTTCGTTTTTGTGTTCTTCATTGAGTTTGTCAACTCGTGCATTGGTCTGATCATACATGTACTTTACAAAATATGCCATAGCGATGCAACAAACGATTGGAAACGCATAGTTTCCCAATATAGTTAAAAATGTGTCCATCATGATACACTCCTTGTTTCTATATAGTTATCTGTGGTGTCACTATATGGCACCACGTCAACTAAAACTACTATTGAATTATTAGGTGGTGATTCTATTGATAAATCTGACAGTCTTGGAAATCCATAATAACTTTCAAAATCAATATTCATATTGTTATTACTGCTAAATGTTCCAATTACATTTCCATTGTATAACAAATTTGAAGTTGAAGAATCAGATGAATAACATAATATTCTTCTGACACCCTCATCACCTGTCAAATTATTGATAGATATAGATGATTCAGCAGGTATATAAAAATTAATCATTTTTACCCCCCTCCCCCAGTACGTAAAGGATCGCGTTGTGCGTGAAGTTATTCCATGCATTGAACCGGTAGTGGTCAAAGATATTATAGTATCCACCTGCTGCATTGAACGGTGTAGCTGCCGAGTACATCCACTGATTATTTACTCCCATCGCTCTACGATCATATAAAAGACCCAGCACATAAGGGAGGCTTACTGCTTTCGTAGCTGTTTTGGAAACTCCGTCAGCATCAATAATGTTTGGTGTAATATTGATAGCCGGGCTGTCAAACTCCTGCCAACCGTTTACAAGTTCTTTGTCGGCAATCTTTAACTGTTCATCATTAAAGACTGTCGGGAATACCTGTGTTTCGGAATCAATCCAGAAATCCGTGTACATAAGCAGTTTCTGATTCTCCGGACGTGTGAATCGCAAGATATCTTTTCCTGTGAGATTCATGTGATACTTTGTGGTACGGTCCTGCATCTTTTTGGAATCTTTCTTGATTCGTGCGACAACAAAAGCCATGAAATCCCTGTGGTGCTCCGGACTTAAAAGCTGATTTCTTGTCAACTCTGTGCCATAGGCTGTGTTATACTCCTTTACTAGATCAACCTCATTTGTGCCAAGTGAGGAGATACCTGCCATGAAGTTGAGCGCCGTCAGTCTGCGTTTTGCTTCATTTCTGGATTCAATATCGTTGTAGTAAGCTGTCATATAGGAGCTTACAAACATAAGAAACTCTGCTTCGTTGGAAAAAGCCAGTGCCAGCTGGTCACGGAACCTTGTGATATGACTCTGTAAGACCTTGCTACCATAGAATTTCAACTCTACTACTTTTGGGGCGTTGATCTTGTACATATCAACTGACTGACCATCGGCAAGCTGATTTTCATTCAAATCAGTATTCCAATCCTGGGAAGCTTCTGCATCCAATGGTAAAGAAATAATCTCACGTGTGATAGCTCCCCAGCGTTCGTTATTCTCAATGATTGACCGGAACACCCCGGATCTGTATTTTTCCATTTCAAAGTAGGTTCGTCCACACCACTGACTGAGTGCTTTCAGTGTTGGTTCTACACCTGTCCGCAACATGGTTTCGCCAACCGACACAAAGGAACTTGTATCTACTGCTTTGATGTTTTCACGACCAGTAGCCATCTTGTATAAATCATTGATGATTAAATATGCGTCCTGGACTACTAAACTGTTTGCCATTTATTTACCCTCCTTAATTCATGAGTTTCATAAGGTCTTCTGCTACGTTGTCAGAAGTCCGCTGTGTTGTTCCGGTTTTCCCGGATGCTGACAGGTTGCCAGCCTGAAGCGTAGCAGTCAGAGTATTGATTGCTGTCAGTAATGCTGTATTGGTTGCATCCTGTCCCGTCTGTGCTGTCAGATTCAGTGGAGTATTTGCAACCTGCTGTCCCAGATTCTGAATCTGTTCTGTACCCTGTGGGCTGGTAACCTGATTAAGCCCAGTCATGTTCTGAGCATTCATAATACCCATGATCTCATTTTTTGAAAATCCAAGTTTTCCAAGTTCTAAAATTTCATTTACATTCATTTTCTTTTCTCCTTTTCTGCCGGAAGTTAATTAAATAGGTCAACGCTTCCGGGTAATCATCCCACGGCATCCGCTTCCGGCGGTCGATTTAGCCACGTTGACCTAATTAAAATATAAGTTTATTTGAATAATTTGTCAATATAAAATTTTACTGAAATATTTTGATAACTTATCCTATTTGTCAGACGATAGCTATCAATCCAACTATAAAAGCATCTAAATTGGTCTTTTCCATGTTGGGTGTCCTCAAACACATCTTTACAAGACCCAGAAACATGATCTGACACATACAAGTGCGCTTTCGATTTATGCTCATAAATTGCAACTTTTCCAATCACACAAATAAGCTTGTATTGTCGTATGTCCTCTGATTTAATAGCCGACACGTCGTCATACGCAAATTCATTTGATAAAGCCATCTTTGCAAAGTCTGTATCACCCGATAAAGCCCGATACAAAGCAGTATCTTTTTTCTTTTCTGAAATTGGGGAATCATTTATCAGAACCAAGATGATTCCTCTCTCTTTGAGCATGGAAAACTCCTGCTTATTCTTTTTCATTCGTTCCAATATTGGAAGCAAACCAAAAGCTTGCACTATTGCATTATCCAAGGTGTTAGAATTTGAAGCAAGCCACCAGCGGAACGGTTTCTTTCCTTGTAGCTCCCTGTTTGCTGAGATTGTTTCGACAGCATTTAAAAAAGCATCATCCTCCCCACTGATTGACTTAGCAATCTTCTCCGGGATAAACTCATCATAAATGCCCTCAGAGAAATCCGAACCGGAGAAACCACGGTTGTTGTGCATAGAGGTAAGACAGAATGCCTCACCTCTATATACTTCTTCATCCTCTGTCTGCTCCATGATCTTAATGCGTCCGTATTCTCCTCTGGGTTTTTCGAAGTGAAAAAACCTGTTCATATCTTTGTTTATGTCCAGCCATGGGTCAAACTCCGGAAGAAATACTTTTGTCAGTTGCTCTTTTGTGCGTCTCATGTAAATGATCTTCTCATTTTTCGAAAAGACATCATTGATAAAGTGCTGGAAGATACCATACGTTTTCCCGGTTCGTCTTGCTCCAATGATAAAGATAAAGTTAATTTTATTTTTATCAGCAAGCTGGACAACCCTTGGAACATCCAGCCAACCATTTTTATCGTAAATATTCATTTACTGAAATCCACCTCCAGAGGTTACAGGCTGCGAAGTCTGATTGCATTCCTTATACTTTTTAATGCAAGCGTCCTGCAAAAGATCCCTCCACTCTTTATCCAGAGAGTAAACGGAATTATAGTATTTTCCATCTTTCCCTTTTGTGCTTGGAAATGACAGGAAAAGACCCTCATTTCCCTCAACCAGTGTAAGTCCTTTAATTACAAGTGTGCCATCCAGTTCAAGGTCAATAAAACCCTTTGTTTTTGAGCTGCCAGTATAAGGTTTGCAAGTGATTTTTACGTTTGATTTTAACATGGTATTTTCTCCTTTTATTCACATAATCTTCTTGTTGGTTCAACCAGTTTCCAATTTGATGGTGCTGTCTCTTTTATAAAAATACAGCAATCATCACTATCAATGAGTGGGCAATCCTCGCATGTATTGTCTTTTGACGCACAATAATCTTTTATAGTAAGTAATGCATCATATAATTCATAAATTGCTGTCATCTTTGTACCTCCTTTACATCAATTCTAATGATATTTCCTACTTTGTATGCTATGATACTTATCTCATCATCCTCATAGCTAACTTTTCTCAGACTGCTTGTTCTCAGTGTTTCATAAATCTCTGACATGTCAATCATGGTTCTTCACCTCCTTAATCACCTAACAGCATCCAGACTTGACAGCTTACAAACATGCAAGCAAAAGTGACGCAAGTCCAGAAAAGAGTGCTCAAATCTTCTTTGTTTTCTTTCCAGAATTTTTTCATAGGTTATACCTCCTTTATACAGTTTAACTTATTTATGTTACAAAACTATTACAAATTTATAACAATTCTATTCATATACTGTATCTTCCATTTCAAACGGCAACGGCAATCCTGTTTCTTTATCATACGGAATTGTATGATCCAATTCATACTCTGTATCAGTCAACCGGATAGCACAGCCATATTCAATCCTGCATCCGTCAATGGTCAGTTCATTGATTCCATCATGAAAAAGATACTCCGTTTTCATTTTCCACTTGGGGTCCTGCCAATCATGCGCTCTGCGGTAGTTCCTGCGGAATGTAAGATCATTTTTAAAAATAAATCCTTTTCTAAAATTGGTTATATCATCATCAAGACAATATATCCCCTCTTTTGGTACTCCTGCTACCGTCAGATGCAAAGACGCATCTTTTTTCAACCGGTAGCAATAACGCTTACTTCCCATGGTGATAAACTCACTATAGATTCCGTCAAACTCAGCAATACCCAGACGGAATATTTTTTCATTATACTCAACTACTCCGATGTTTCTTTTTTGTGACATTTCAACGATGGACTGATTAAACTCATTCAGTTTATCATGATCCCAGTCTGTACCTTTGACAGAATCCGTATCAGAGTATAGCCATTTCCGGCAGCAGGCTCCCAACCGAAAAAGATAAGCCTGTGCATAGGCTGTGATAAAAACTCCCCACTGGTAGGGCATGAAGCTGTTTTTATTCCGGTAAAACTTTTCAAGTTCTTTTTCCCTGTCCTCTGGTTCTTTTGCCTCCCACTCTCCGGATTCCATAAGCTCTGTACATAAGATCTGAATGATCCGTTGTACTGTCATACCATACATTCCATTAAGTTCCCCCTTTGAGATCATATAGTTCGCTTCATCCAAGCCTTTAAGGGTACATTTTTTAAAAAACAATTCCATTAAATAGCCTGTGAACCACTCTGGCAAGTAGTCCTTTGTCGCTCTCATGACTTTTGAGACGTCTGCCCATTCATAATCATAACTTGACAGAATGACTTCTAAATCCGGATCCGTAAAGGGATATATGACAAGATCAGCATTAACGATCTTTCCATTATCCAGATTTTCATGAAACTGTTCTTTTTTGCTTTTTGCTTCCGGAAAAACACAAAATTTTGCTTTTGAGAAAGCCAATGGGGGCATTGGACATTCTCTCTTCAGCCTCAGATTCTTTAATCTTATATATCCGGAAAAAGCATAATCTTCTTTCAGTTCCATAATGTCTTTTAATGTTATATTGTTAGTATAACAAAAGTTCGTCATTGGAAACTTGCAATAGCACATCCAAGCGATATAAGAACTTGCAAAGTCATAACACTCGACAGGCTCCTTTATCAGCTGATTTACATAATAACGATTTGCATGGGTATAACCCCCATGATAGCAGTCAAGCATCTGGTCATACTGTTCAAGTGTTAATGCCATTTGTTCAAATTGTTTTCGCCATTTCTTATCTTTTCTTGATCTCCTGCGGGCATTAGTCCGGATAAAGCCTGTGTTTGTCAGTGGACAGTTCGCCACGTTAAAGCCTCTCTGATCTATGTATTTGCGTAGTGCCTTGCACAAGCTTATCGTATCCGTACAGACGTATGCTATTTCTTTTGCCGTACGTGGGCTTGCTGGCGTTCGAAACTTCTTATAGTCCCATGTTCCGACAGCTTTCTCAGTGGTTCCCATGTCTTTACAAAGCTTTTCTAATGATCTCTGTGTCAAGATAAGGCTATCCCGGAACTCAATACCCTGTCCTGTCCATTTCATAAAGATGTACTTATGCGTTTTAGCAGCTAATGATTTGTCCGGATTCCCCCATTTCTGGAAAAAATGGTTACGGAGAAAAACATAGTCATAAGGTAAATTATGAATAAAAAATCTTACAAGGTGGTTGTCATCAGCATGTAATGTGGTACAGATTCTGTCTATCGTGTCTATCAGATCAGAAACATGATTACCATAAATGCAGCAGTCATCCTCTATCGTGATTGTCCAGTCTGTCACAAAACCAATGCTTTTGTTAAGATAGACAAAGGTTTCCGTGTCCACTGTTATGATTTTTTCATATACTCCAAGGTAATGACCTGCATTGGATCTCCGGATGAAATCACCATTGAACAGTCGCATATAATCATAGTTTTTAAAATAAATAACCGGATATCCTGCGACTACCATTATTTTACCCCCCTGCTATGGTCTGTATTTTAAAGCCTCTGCTTCTCCAGAAAAACCAAGTTGTTTTGCAATCGTATCAGCCATGTCTGGATCCGTTCGCACTCTGAACTTCTCTAAATCTTTTATGATCTCAGAAACAGTAGAATCATCCAGTTTATGACTTATTATCCTCATGGTTTGTTTACTATCATAAAAGTTTTGCATCCACTTCCATACCTCAGATTTGAAAAAAAGTTTCATTTCTGATTTTGACTTAAAAGTGATTCCATATTCATCAGATAGCGTTTTTTGACGTTGATCTATGATCTCTCTCCAACCCTGCACAGTGCTACTTTTTTCTTTCAATACTTTTTGTATGGCTTTGACCTGTGTTCTAGGCAAGCCTTTATACTTTTCATTATCCAGATTTTCCGGAATTGTTGATCGTCCCGGAAAAAATCTTGCAAGTAAATCTTGGTAATCTGCGTACGCTCCTCCTACTTCTGAATCAAATCCTTTTGCCTTTAATCTACGCATACGCTGATTCAGACGTTTAGCAAGCTGTCTGCGTAGTTGTAAAGCTTCGGCAGTAGTAAGCATGTTCGGGTTGACGTTCAGGCCCTTTGACGTGGTAGGGATTCTAGGATTCTTTGGCATTGTATAAGACCCCCTTCATATACTCGTAAATATTATCATAATCCCTGGTTGTTATGCAGAAATCCAATTCCGGTTTTTTAATGATTAAATAAAGGTTTTCACAAACAATTCTTGCATCGTTGATGGTATCATGCACATAAAAACAATTGGCTTTATCATCTTTACAAACAGAAATGTAAGAAGTCGCACGATTATACATAGTCTTTCGTGATACTCTCTTTATAGTTATGACTAACTCAGGATATCTCAGCTCTATCATGTCTGACCTGTCAAGATCTGGATTGGATTTCATAAGAGTTACTACCGGGGCTTTTACCCCACTATTGGTATATTTAATCTTTGTGTATTTTGATTTCATTTACTGTTCCTCCTGTTCTTCAAGTTTTTTTAACCATTTTGTTTTAATGATTTCCTCTAAATAGTCCGCATTATATTTTGGATTTGAGGATATCACGGAAAAAGGATAACCAAGTTCATGTTCCCTCATTTTTTCAGTCTCTCTCATTTTTTCAATCATGAACTGAAATTTATCTGGATAAAATTTATACAAATAGGCATAATTAATGTACCTTGACATTGGACAATACATACAGCCACATCTAGTGTTGTACTCATAATAATGGTTAAATATTGGCTGTCTTTTCGCCCATTCTAATATTACACCTTCTTTAATGGCTGCATCAACAAGTGGGTATATTTCGCTTTTAGAGCCTAAACGATTTTTGAACCTTTTTTCCTCATCAGCACAATATCCAATATAATTTACCACGAAATAACCTAATTGTCTCATATATTCATTAAGCTGTTTAAGGGCATCCAATTTGTAATAACTGTTGCACCAACGTGCTTTTCTTGTCGGGAATCCATACTTTTTATATAGTTCATCCCATGTTTTTCTAGGCTTGATTCTGACAAATTTAATGCCATATTTTTTGCATTCATCTTCCATATAGTCAATTACTTCATGAATGAAAGGATAGTCAATCTCAAGTTCGAAATGAATCACTCCATCTAATGGGTACTTATCTATGTTAGTCAATATGTATTTTAACATATATAAGCTATCTTTTCCTCCGGAAACTGAAGCCCAGTAAGATGGACGTAAAACTAAAGTATT